CAGGGCTTCGATCTGCATTTTTAGTTCCATCTCTGCGTCCGTTGGTGGTGATTTTCTTTTTGTTCTGAATTCTAAATCACATCTTTGGCATTCTGCTTTCATTTTTTAGGCTCCTTTAGGGTTCAATGCAATACGCACGCTTAATCCTTCTTTCATCTAGTGTTACGGATATGATTTCTCCCCCTCTATCCAGAACCGCTTGCAATAATCCTTCAAACTTCTTTTGTAAGTCAAACTCCCCTTGATAGGAAGATGCTTTACATTCTGCTATATATACTGTCATTTTCCTATTCTCCTTTAAAACTGCTGGATAATGATCCCGCCTTCAAACTCAATTACAAGCGTGTTGTCGCACAACCATTCGAGGGCGGTATCTTCTTTGTCATCTTCATCGCTTTCACGGGTATCCCAGGCAAGTTGGTATTCAGCGTCTGATAGGTAGTCAATCGCGCAATCTTTCGCACTCTCATACTCGGAGAACTCGCAACAAAGCGCAACGCAGTCAAACTCCATCTCATCCCGTGTATCCTCTTCCAACCAATCAAACAATGCGCCGAGGCCATCATAGCTAAAGTTATCCCCTCTTCCCATGTGGTGGAATGTATCTCTAAACTCTGTTTTCGTTACTGTAGTTTTCATCTTGTCTGCTCCCTTGGGTGTTATGCTTCGTAAATATTAACACGCGCTTTTTGTTCTGCATTGGCATTGAAGAAATAGAGATAATCATTATCACCGTCACCAATTTCTACGGACTCACCACACAGGCGGGTTGCTTCCTCGTTCAATACCATAGCACTAACTTCA